GTCTTTAGCGGTGATTTTCAACATGGTTGTCTATCTTTTCTTCTATTCGCCCAAGGACTTGATGAACTCGGCCGTGGTCTTTTTTGTTGTCGCTGCCGATCTTGCTAATGAGCGCCACCACCACAGCGAAACCACCACCGACCAAAGCAACCACAACTTCAGTTTCCATGTCATACCGCGTTTGGTAACAGCACAGACACTAACTGTGTGCCTGTTGAAACTATGCCGTAGATCGTTTCGTTTGGTGGTAGTTGGATTCGCATAACGCCTGCTGCTTTGTCAACATAAAAGCCTGTGCTTGTGGTGACGTTTGAGGCGCCAAGGTAAATAGTTCCGTTGCCGATTACATGCAACATGATTTCGCGCCAGCCAATCCACGCAGGGACCACAAGGGTTGGTGACGTTGTGACAGTCACCTCTATCCCTCTCATGCTGGTTGGTTATTTGCTAGTTCGGTTGCTTTGGCCATGGTTGCTGCTTCGGTTGGTTGCAGCTCTGGGTCGTCCATCCATTCGAGGCAAGCGTAACTATCGCCTGGTTCGTTGTAACGCCATGTTGTGCCGGGTGCTAGTTCGCGTGTCGCGTTACCGATCTGGCTGTTGATCTGCTTTTTTGTTGCCATTATGCGACCTTCGCAATCGTGATCTGTGTGTAGATTTCGCTGATGCCACCTGACAGGGCAACACCCAATCCGTTGACTGATTGCGCGGTGTTGCAGTAATACTGCACTTCAAAGTTCTTGGTTGCAGTAATTGTGAACACGCCTTCAAATTGGGAATATCCGCCTGACACACTTGCGAAATAAGTGTTGACGCTTGAAAGCGTAGTGGTGCTGTCTGATGTGTTTCGCAAACGAATTGCTACGCCTGTCACGTTGTAGAACGGGGACATGCAAAACACTCGGTAAGTACCAGCGGTCAACGTGATAACGCTCGACGCAATGCTGGCGCCAATGTTGTTGGTGACGGTGGTGTTAAGTGTGCGCTTTGTGAACGTGGTGGCAACGCTCGCTCCGCCCTGTGTACCGTTCGCCTGTGTTTCGTTAAAGATCGCTAACTGTGTAGCAGACGATGTAACCGCGTCTGGCATAAAGATTGCGGCCGATGAAGTCGTAAAGTACAGGATGCCTGACGCCCATTGAACCAAAGCCAACGGGCCTGCACTCGTAACCGTTGCCGTGCCAGCCGTAACCGTGCAAGTGCCAGCACCGATGTTGGTGATTCGAAGCGTGTCGCCAGCTGTGAATAGCGCGGTGTTGACGGTGATGGTGGTGGCGCTTGCAGCGTTCATGGTGACGTGCTGGCCTGCGTTGGCGGCTACGAGCACGTATGAGGCGGTTTGGGCGCTGACTGTCCAGTTGTAGTCGTTGGCCTGCAATGAGGTCATTTGGGCTGCGGTGAGGACCTGCCCGGTGCTGAACGTCTGTTTTGCCATATTGTCTCCTAGGTTAGTGGGTTACGCGAGCCCGTATGTGGAATCGTTTAACGGTGAGCCTGTTAACGATGAGTCAAGACCCCAGACGGTTGTGCTGCTTGAAGCGTTGGCTGTGCCGTTCCAGTTTTGTGTGAGCAACGTGTAACCCGTGTAAGGGTCAACATACGTACCGTCAAAGTATGGAAGTGCAGACGAGGCTTGTTCAACGAGAACTGCGTCAAGTAGGAATTGCTGTCCAGCCGTTCCGCCTGTGGTTTGCCCAAAATATGTACGAACAGAAAAAGCATTTGCTGGTGAAGTTTGAGTGATTGTCCTTCTTTGCCAACCATCAGCATTTGTCAAGGTGCTGTAAGTTCCTGAAATAAAACCTACCCCAATTTGCACTCCAGCAGAGTCATACCAAATAATTCGTACACCAGCACTCATTGACTCTTGGCCTGCAGGGACTTTCATATATCCGCTAATTGTGTAAGTAGTGCTACCAGAAACAAAAATTTCATTTTGCTGAATAAAAATTTCGTTTCTACCTGCGCTTTTTGTTAAAAGCCCACAGGCAATACCAGAATATGAGTCAGTAGTAGTCCTTGTCAGGCTTGTTCCAACACTAAGCCAGTTTAATGTGGTTACTTCAAAACTCGGATTAGGTACAAGGTTGGTTCGTGTGGTGGTGGTAGTAAAAGTGCCCAGAACCCATTGCAAGAACGTGGACGCTGGGCCCGTATAAATCGTCACAATATGGTTATCAACCGTCACGTTATGACTAATGCCCTCAACAAACAAATACTCTGTCACCGTCTGCGGAACCACCCCAGCAGGGAAAGTCTTGGTGACCGCGATCTGTTGCCCGATCTCAAGGTTGGCAACAATGTTTTTGTTTGCCTCAGACAACGTGTTCAACGAAACCGCCAGGTTGCTAAACCAGTACGCAGGAACTGACCTAATCAGATATTGGGCAAGCGCGCCAGCATCCTCGATAGTTGCCAAAAGGGTAATAACGATCGGGGTTTCCTGCACACCAAAAGTTTCAACGCTGTCCTCATCCGTTGCTGTCGCATAAGTCGTTTGCGGTGTTGGGTCTAGAGCTGTGGGTGCTGCAGGGACGATCGCCACGTTGACCGTGTTAACCACGGACTGGCTGGTCTCTTGGAAATAGTTACGGTTTACGCTGTTAGCGGTTGCGGTGCTATCTGGTAGCGATGCGATGCGTTCAGCAATTCCGATGGTGTAGTCAGACATGGTGTTAACTGTTCGCTATGTCAAAGGTTTCGTAGTCAATCCCTGTGCCGGTATCTGACAGGGTTGCTAGTGGGTTGGTTACTTCTGGTTGGACTCGAGGTTGTGCGGTGAACGCGCCAGAGCGTGAAATAAACATTCGTCCGTATTCACAGTTTTGGATGCGAAGCAAATAGTCCTGTAGCGCAGCGCCTTGCTCAATGTTGACCGCACCGATCGTGGAAACACCTGTTGCAATGTTGCGTTGCCCTGCTCCTGTGAGTACACCTGCAGCGTCCAGAACAGCGTTAACACGGTCGCCATATTTTTGTTGAGTGGTGCTTTGCGCGTTTAGTTTGATGTTATTAAAGGTTTGTATCGCATCCGAGCAGGTTACGTTGACATGGGCAAAGTTAGGTTGCTGCACGTTCTGATCATAAGTAGTGATCTGGCCTACGAACAGAAATTCGCCGTTACGACTGATTCGCACGGGTGTGGCAACACCAATAGACAGGCGCTGGTCTGTGGTGTTGTAATACGGGCTGGCGGTGTTCACAACCGAAAAATAGAAGTTCTTGTCATAGATGCGGAACGACGCTGTGCCAGGGTTGCAGGACGGCTCACGAAATGGGTTTTGGCGTCCGCGCATAATCTGCACGTTCTGGATGTATTGGGTGATGTCATACCAGACTGCGCCACCGAGCACAGCTGTGGAGTCGAGCGCGGAGAAGTCCAACTTGAATGCGTTGGCTGCAGGTGCGCCCGTGGCGTAAGCCTCAACGGTGTACGTTCCACAGTTCGGAATAGTTGCTGGCATTGTTATGCCGTTCTAATTCGTAGTGGGCCCACGTTCTGATTGTAGAAACGCAGGTTCTCATAGACGGCGTTAGCGATGTCGGTGGATGTTCCAAGTCCGCCTGAAATGTTGATTGTGATGTCGCCACCCATACCACGCATTTTGTCAAGTGGGACCACCGCCTCTGGGCCTGCCTCACCGATAATTGCCAATGTTGCAGACGAAACGACACCACCCTCAGCCATTCGAGGGATGTTCAGGTTCGCTGGTTTAGGTGTTGTGCCATTGTTTAACAGGTTGCCGACATCAGGTAGACCGCGCAAAATGTTGCCAGCCAACCCAGTCACAGGGCTAACAACCATTCCCAAAAGTTTCGCTGCCAACCCACCAATCTTGTTGATCTCGCTAACTGATGCCACAAGTTTGTTAAACGCCAACGCCAAGCCGATCACGCCAGCAGTTGCCAACACAAACGGGTTCGTAGCCATAGCAGCATTCACCAAAAAGATTGCGGACGCAATGCCGGCAATAGCGCCAGCGACCTTGACGAATAGGCCAGGGTTGTCTTGTGCCCATTGTGCTAGTCCGTTGAGTTTTGGGAGCACGGCTTCGAGTGCTGGGAGTAGTGCGGCGCCGATTGACTCTTTGGTTTCGGCAATAGAGTTTTTGAGTATCTGCATTTTCCCTGCAGCGGTTTCAGCGTTCTTTGCTGTAGCACCGCCAAAAGTTCCGCCGAGCACATCCATGACTTGGCTTAGGGTTGCACCCTCTTTAATCATTGTTGCCATTTCTGGGGTCAATGATCGGAGCGCTTTGAAGTTGCCCTGGTATGCCTTTGCCAATGCGTCTGCGACGGTGGCGCTGTCCATCTGTAGCGCGGTACTGATGTCCATAACAAGGTTCATGTCGCGCATCGCAAGATCAACGTCTTTAGTTCCACGGACTAATGCCTCAAGGCTCTTGCGGTATTCGGTGTCAGCAATGCCAGACGCTCGACTCATCGCACTAATTTGTTGCTCAATCTGGGCGGTTTGTTTAGCGCCAGCGCCAGTCACATTCTGCAGGGTTAACGCAAGCGCGGCCTGCTCTTGCTGGTCTTCCATGGCGGCGCGTGTGGCGTCACCCATAGCAACAGCCAACCCAGCCATTGCGGCAGCTGCAGGGACCGCCGCTTTCTTAATCGCAAACTGAGCCTTCTCGCCTGTGGTTTCCAGTTGCTTAAACTGGGCAATAGCCTTCTTGACACCCTTGCCGTCAAACTCTGAAATGATCGGGATGTTAATAGCCATTACATGGTCTCTCTGTTTGCTTCGCTCATAATTCGTTTAACCAATTCAACCATGTTTCTTTGCACCTCACCTGCATTGCGTTCGTAGGCAGGCCACAAAACGCGGGATGGGTAACCAAATTGCAAAGTAAGCGCGGCTATGAAACGTTTACCTCGTTCGTTTGACCCACCTTTTTTGCCAGCCATGTCAATGATTGCGGCGGCAGGATTCTTTTGAGTGATTGTGATAACGCTCGTGTTGCTCTTTTTTGTAGAGACTTTTACCGTCAAACCTTGTTGCGCTTTTTTCTGGTTATACGGAAACTTTTGATTTTTGCCTTGAGTCCAGTTGCGATTCATACCAGACAACAATTGTGCAGGGTAAGCCGCTTTAGCATCGTTAATTACAGGCTGGGCAATTTGCTTGGCATCTTTGGTGATTTCACGGCGCAAAGATTTGTCAATCTTGTTGAGGGTCTTCAACGCATCCTTGAGCCCCACGACCTCAATCCTTGTAGATACTTCCGCCACGTTATCTCCGTTTTTTGCTTGCCTCATTAAGCACTTTAATGACCGTAGCCACATCCCTTGAGTCAAACACAATGTCGCTAGGCCACCAACCGACCGCGACCAACACCTCTGCTAGTTGGCGGCGGTAGGTGCCGCGTCC